AAAAGATGGTGAAGGCGCGTAAGGAAATGATCCGCGTCGAGATCCAGCAGGCGGCGCAGGCCAAGGCCGTCGCGCACATCGCCGCGCTGAATGCGCGCCTCGGCAAGCCATACATGCCACGCGTTGAAGCCGATTTCGCGGGCGTCATGAAGAACAAGCGCACGATAGCCAGCCTGCGTGACGCTGTCGATACCGAACTGGCGCGCTTCAAGATCGAGGCGAACGCCGTGGCTGATCGTATCCAGATCAATCTCGGCGTGCTGCGTGAGCTCGCCAGCGCCCACACGTTCCTGTTCGCCGACACTGCGCAGATCGTGCTCAAGGCTGCAGACGACCTAACCGCACTGGTCAAGCTGCGGATCGCCGATCACGAGAAGACGGAAGCTGATAAGGCCGAAGCCCTGCGCGCCAAGATCGCCGAGGAAGAGCGTGTCAAGGCCGAAAAGGCTGCTGCCGAAACCGTGCGCCTGGCCAAGGTCGAAGGGGATCGCATCGCCGAAGCGGCTGCGGCGACCGAGCGCGCCCGCGTCCAGGCAGACACGAAACGCCAACTTGAAGAGCAAGCCGCCAGTATCGCGGCCCAGCGCGCAGCCGAGATGCCAGCACCTGTCGAAGTTCCTGCTGCCGTCGAACTGCGCGCCGCCCAAGCGAATCTGGCCGGCGCCGAACTGTCGCCAGCCGCACAGACCCTGAACGAGCAGGAAGGCGTCCAACGCTTCGCCGCCCACCACCGTGGACTCGCCGCAGCACCAGCCACGCCGCCATCCCTGCGCCTGGGCCAGATCAACGAGCGCATCGCTCCGTTGTCGATCAGCGCCGACGGCATGCGCTCGCTCGGCTTTGAACCCGCCGCGCGCGATAAGTCCGCCGTTTTGTATCACGAGCACGATTTCCCCAGCATCTGCGCCGCCATGATCCGCCACATCGGCGCGATTCAGACCAAGCAGGCAGCGTAATGGAGCTCGCCATGGAAACCGAGCACACCCGCCTGCAGGGCTGCGCAGACAAGCACTTGCGTGACAACTTACCACGCCCTGAATCATGCACCGTGCGCGATGCCTTTATTGATGCTGGCATTGACGATTCAGAAGTAACAGATGAGGAAATTAAAGCGCTGGGTCGCGAATGGGCCCTGGACAGGCTTGCGTTGATCACGAGGCTGCGGAAATTTATTGCCGATAGCGAGGTGATGTGATGAGCGACCTCCGCGAAGCCCTTGATCACATCTTGGTGCTCTGCAACCAATCGCGCACTTATTCGCGCCGCACACAGACGATTCACGAAGTGGCCATGCAGGGCCTTGGAATGACCAAGAATCAACGTCAGGAGCGGCATATGGCGATCATGCGGGACATCGGCGGCGATGCTGCTGTGGCCGCCTATCGCGATCGCTGCGCCAAACGAGCGGCCAAGGCTGAGGCTCGGATGGCGCGAGCAGAAGCGGAGCAGGCAGCTTGACGCACATCGTCCTGATGAAGGCGTCTGATGTCCTCGTCCCATACGACGAGGCTGCCGCCACCTTCATTCAGAAAATGAAAGCCGGCGAACTGGCGCACTCCGATTTCAAGCGTGTCAGGAATTACAAGTTTCACAAGAAGTATTTCGCCCTGGTGAAGTTCGCTTTCGACCAGTGGGAACCGAAGGACGGCCTGACGTATCAAGGTCAGCCGGTGATGAAGAACAAGGATCGGTTTCGAAAGGATGTTGCAATTCTGGCCGGCTTCTTCGAATCGACGGTCAACCTCAAGGGCGAGGTCAGGCTGGAAGCAAAAAGTATTTCGTTTGCACAGATGGACGAGATCGAGTTTGAGGCCCTGTACAACGCGACGATTAACGTGATTTTGTCGAGAGTACTGACCCGGTTCAGTCGGGCGGATATCGATGAGGTCGTAGAAAAATTACTACGGTTCGACTGAACCGCCACCAAAGGAGAAGCAATGAAATCGTCAGAAGCAGAAATTCAACCAATCCTGGGCACGTCGATGGGCGGTGGGTTCTACGCCGGCCGCGTGCGAGTCGGTGCCGACGTCTTCGCTCTGATCCTCGCGCCGAAGGCTGACGGCGAGATCACTGGCCCGTGGAGCGCTTCGAGCAAGAACGTCGAAGGTGCCGACAGCTATTTTGATGGCGTGGCGAACACGCTGGCCATGGCTGGAGCCGACAGTGAATTGGCGCTGGCCGCCAGGGCGCTCCGGGTTGGCGATTGCGACGATTGGTACATCCCGAGCCAGGACGAACTCGAGATCATCTATCGCAACCTGAAACCGACGACCGACAAGAATTCGCACTACGGCCGATCCGGGCTCAACGCGTCCGCGGTGACGCCGACCTATCCGTACACGCCGACCGAGCCGGCGCAGACCTTGGCAGATGTGTTTCAGGCCGGCGGCGCCGAGGCGTTCGAAGGCGAATGGTACTGGAGCTCGACGCAGCGCGCCTCGAACTCCGACTTTGCCTGGAGCCAGTACTTCAGCCACGGCACCCAGAGCTTCTTTCTCAAGTCGCACGAAGGCCGCGCCCGCGCTGTCCGCAGATTGCCAATTTAATCCTTTATCAATTTCTTGGAGATTTTCATGAGAGCTGACACCAGCGCCGCCCGCATCAGCGCGCGCAAATACGATGTTCAACAGCCCGACAAGGCCAAGTGGATCGCGGAGAACCTGAAGGCCGGCGAGACCTACGCCGGCATCCTCCTTGGTGAGAATGGCGCACCGGATCATCACCTGATCCTGTTGTCAGGCGAAGCCAGCGACATAACGTGGCCGAAGGCTATCGATTGGGCTGCCAAGACCGGTGGCGAACTGCCGACCCGCCGTGAGCAGTCATTGTTGTTCGCGAACGCCAAGGCCTCCTTCCAGCCGCGCTATTACTGGTCGAGCGAGCAGCACGCCTCGGACTCCGACTTTGCCTGGTACCAGGACTTCATCTACGGCTACCAGTTCTTCATTCGCAAGTCGTACGAAGGCCGCGCCCGCGCTGTCCGCAGGTTAGTAATTTTGTAATTTAACCATTTCATAGCATGGCACTCCACACCAATCTGCCGATATACAAGGTCGCCTACGATCTTCTGGACATTATCACGGACCTCGCCAAGAACATGCCAAGGGATTTCAAGGCATCGATCGGCGGCAAGCTCCGAGATGAATGTGTGGAAATCGTGGTGCTGATCTTCCGCGCCAATGTCGCGCGCGAGAAGGCTGGTCACATCAGTACGCTCATTGAGCGGCTGCAGGTCGCCGAGCTTCTTCTTCGCCTTTCGCGCGACAAGCGTCTGATTTCGACAGGCCAGTACGCCAAGGCCATCGAACTGACGAATAGCGTCGGCAAGCAGGCTAGTGGATGGCGCCGTTCCGCACTCTCGCCCGCTTCATAAGGGTTAAGGCCAATATGACTGAGCGATCTTTTAATCTGGTTGTGCCGCTGGCTCACGAGGCCACCGCCATGCGCATCGCAGATACCACCCAGCAGTGTCTGGACTGGTCTGGCGCAGTTACCCCGCTGATCGGCGCAAGCCTTCGTCGGGGCGACGTTGATAGCACAATAAAACGCAGCACGCCTCGAACTCCGACTATGCCTGGAACCAGAACTTCAACAACGGCAACCAGAACAACAATCACAAGTCGTACGAAGGCCGCGCCCGCGCTGTCCGCAGGTTACACCGAGCGCCACCATGCTGCTTTTTCATTTCAAGACCTGGTCGAGGCTTACCTCGACTGCCGGCGCGCCAAACGCAATACGCCATCCGCCCTACTCTTCGAGCAGGATCTGGAGCGCAACCTTTGCCAGCTGCGCGATGAACTGATCGACGGCAGCTATCGGCCTGGACGTTCCATCTGCTTCGTCGTCACGCGCCCGAAGGCTCGCGAGGTCTGGGCGGCTGATTTCCGCGATCGCGTAGTGCACCACCTTCTGTACAACAAGATTTCGCCCCGCTTCTACGCGGCCTTCATCGCCGACAGCTGCGCCTGCATCCCCGGCCGCGGCACGATGTACGCCGCCCAGCGCCTGGAAGCGAAAATCCGCAGCGCGTCTGAGAACTGGTCGAAGCCAGTCTTCTACCTCAAATGCGACCACGCCAACTTCTTCGTCGCAATCGACAAGAATATTGTGCTCACACTGCTGACCGCCCGGGTTACCGAACCTTGGTGGATGGCGCTGGCCACGACGGTTCTCATGCACGATCCGCGTCAGAACTATGAATTGCGAGGTGCACCCGAATTGCTCGAGCGCGTCCCGCCTCATAAGCGGCTCACGAATCAGCCGGCGCACCTCGGTCTGCCGATCGGGAATCTCTCAAGCCAGTTTTTCGCGAACGTGTACCTCGATGTGCTTGATCAGCATATCAAGCACCAGGTGGGCGCCAAGCACTACATCCGTTACGTCGATGACTTCATTCTGCTGCACGAGTCGCCGCAATGGCTAAATGCCGCCCTGGCCAACATCAATGAATTCCTGCCCCGCGTGCTGCATGCGCGTCTGAATCCTTCCAAGACCATCCTGCAGCGCGTCGACCGCGGCGTGGACTTCGTTGGCACGGTGATAAAACCATGGTGCGCTCGCACGCGGCGACGGACCCTCCGCGAAGCCGTCAGTCGCATCGCCACCATGTCGGCGGACCAGATCTTTACCTCATCGAATAGCTACTTCGGGCTGCTGCGCCAGGCCGCGAAGAGTCACGCTGATCGGGCCACCGTAGCACGGGCAGTCCTCCGGCGCGGCCATTGCGTCAACCAAGCATTCACAAAGACATACCGGAAATCAAAATGACATCAACCCTCGCCACCGGCCCGCTCGACCCTGACGCCTACAAGCACCAGGCGCACATCCTGCGGGCGATGCACTACTGCATTCCGGTGATGCACGAAGGTCTAAGCCAGTTCGTCCAGGTCGTCAATTCGCGCCTCGCCGGCGGCCGGGTCCAGATGGACGTCTACCTGACCGGCAAGCCAGATCCGATTGACAGTTCAAAAATCACGCTGGCCGAGCCGGCAAAGGGGAAATGATGGAATCGAAACTGAAATTTGCGCAGATGGATCAGGCTGGCGAATCGCCGACTGTTGCGAAGCCTGCAGCACAAAAAGTAGTGCCACTTGACGATTACCCGTTGATCGCGCACCTGATCGGCGTGGTCTTCATGGCTGGTGACTTCAAGGCGGAAACCGCGACCGAGCGCCAATTGGAGGCGCTGCTTATCAAGACCGGCCACCGCTACGCCGACTGGGCGGAAGTCGATGCAATCAATGAACGCACCTTTGCCGCCCCTGTAGCGGCAGTACCGGCAGTACCGAGTGAGCGAGATTTGGAGCAGCGCGCGATCGGTCGCAGTGAGGCCGCGGCAATTGTCTTGGGGATGGACCCGGAAGCCGATCTGTTTGAGGGGTGCTTCGGCTCATGCGCCCTTGCGGACACTGGCGATTACAGCACGCATTGGCTTGAAGATAAGGTGCACGAGGTATTCCGCGCCGCAGATACAACGTGGAGCATGCTGAGCAAGGCCGAAGCGGAGTACTACGAGCGCGAAGGGCTATTGGCGGACACGCGTGTGATGCACGCCGAGGCGCGGCAACTGCGCGGCTTGGACTGGAACAGCCGCAACGACATCGAGACTGCTGCCAAGGCTGTGGCTGAATCCGATTCAGGCCTCAGCAAGCGCCTATACGCCACTGCGCACGCGGCGCAAAATTCAGCGCATGAAGCCTATTGCGCCACCCCTGCAAAGACCAGCGTGCCGCCTGACCAACTGGCACGCGCTTTCACAATCGCCACTGCTGGCCCGCAAGCCGCATCGGCTGAAAATATCCCGCAAGCAGCACCAGGCGAGGTGCAGGACACCAAAACCAATAACGAAGGAGTGAAATAATGAGCCGCAGCGGATATTGCGAAGATGGGATGAAGCGCAAAGGCTACGAGGTCGCCCCTGTAGCGGCAGTACCGGCAGAGCCGAGCGGCAAACTGACGAAATCCGAAGCGCGGCAGATTCTTGATCTTGCGCTTGACCTTGAGAAAACGGGGCGAATTGTTGCTCTGACCGAGGGCCAGGAGAAATCGGATTTCATCGCCCGCAACCGGCAGATTCAATGCGCACTGACCGATGTACTCGCAATTCTGACCGAGTCAGCCGCCACCCCGCCCATCCCCGCTCCTGTAGAAGGCATGGTGCTCGCGCCGCATTATCGCGGCTATGCAGAGCTCGGCACCGGCCAGTATCTGCTGAATCACAGCGCGGCGGGCGCAGATTGCTCTTTCATTATCAGTGTGGCTACGGATGCCGAGAAAGCTGGCCGCGTGGTGGGTGACGAGCGCGTCAACCATACCGGCGCGCTTTTGCAGCCCGAAGCGATGGCTGTGCGTATCGACTTCACCAGCGTAGCAGGACTGGACGCGATGGAGGGCCAACTACGCAAGCTGCGCACCGAGCACTTCCCGGAATCGTCGGAGCGTGCTCCTACCGGACCTGTGGGAAGCATTGGGGATGATCCCGAGTTCCATTCGCTCGTTGCTGACCTTTACACGGCCTACGATGAAAGTACGACACTCGGCGTCAGCGCGCCAAACGAAAAAGCCTACGGCAAACTCTTAGTCTACATCGACACCCTCCTTGCAGCCAGTAAGACTGGACCAGCAAAGCTGACGGAGTGGATTAGCGTTGAGGATCGGCTGCCGGGCTTGGATGTGCCGGTATGGCTGTACGAGCCTGACCGGGGCGTGTGGGTCGGCGGGCGCAGCGACGGCGGCGAAGGATGGTTGTGGTGCAACTGCTGCGGAACGCAATTCATGCGTAACGGGGCATGGGAAGCCCAAGAGTTCGACATGGACGACGACTACATGCCTACGCTCTGGATGCCATTGCCAGATGCGCCAGTCTCGCCCCAGGGCGCAGCAGATAGTGATGGAGGGGTAGATGCTTGTCTTCCAAAGTAAATATGAAGGCGTTCTCAAGCGAGCCATCCGAGCGGAGGCGCATCTCTATGCTTTGCAGGATCAGTGGAACAAGCTCGTACTCCGCGTCAATGCAAAGGGAGGCGAGTCATTCCTGAGTAAGGCAGTCATCCGGCCGGTTCCGCAGTTCACAGAGGATGAATTGGCAAAGCTTGTACTTCTGTGCCACCCGGACAAGCACGACGGCAAGCCAATGGCAACCGAAATGACGCAAA